GGTGTTGCAGATAAGGTAAAGACTTATTTACTTATCAACACATCACATGACGGCTCAATCGCTATTCAAGCAAGCATTACACCTGTTCGTGTTGTGTGCGCTAACACTCTCAACCTTGCACTAAACACAACTAAGAAAAAGAATGGTGTCAAGCAATCTTTCAAGATTCGCCACACTCAGACCGCTTCTGGTAAGGTTGCCGTTGCTCGTGAGACACTAGGCATGGCTCATAAGTACATGGACTCATTCGACTTAATGGCTAAGGCTATGATTGAAACAGAAATCAATGCTAAGCAATTTAACGACATCATTCTTGCTGCATACCCTAAGCCAGAAAAAGATTCTAAGGGTGCTTTCAAGAAATGGGAAAACAAGGTTGATGTTATCAATGACATCTACACAGGCGAGTTTAACGGCATGATTGCTGGTAATGCTTGGGGTGCTTTCAATGCACTAACTGAACGCCTTGATTGGTACCGTTCTGCTCGTGGTGGTTCTAACGAATCTATCCTTGCTTCTGCAAGTGGTTTTGACCCTGCTATCAATGCAGAAAAAAATCGTTTGCTAAAGATTGTGCAAAGCACTTTGCAGATTGCATAATTAAAAAAGTTCCTGAGCAAGAATTAAAACTGCTCGCATGGAGTGTTAGCATAGTTGGTTAATGCGCTACCCTGTCACGGTAGAGATCACGGGTTCAAGTCCCGTACACTTCGCAAAAATTCCACGTGTAAAAATTAGTACAAATCGGACATAAAAATGTCAATCTTAAATTAAATTACGAAGGATCAAAAAAACCCCCAGAAAAATGTCAAACCTAAAAATCTTTACGATCATTGACAAAAACCCCCAGGATTGCATTTGTCAGACCCTTCCGCTATAATTAATATATGACCCAAACAATGAGAACGATTGACGAACTAGTCAATGAGATGTACATGGACAATGAGCCACATCTCGAATACATGGAGAATATGAACGGTGGGGATTGTGATTGTAACATCCACACTACCTTGAATACAATAGTCAAATACTGGTGGGATGAGGAGAACTGATGTTAGGATATACTGAAACTGATATTGCAGTAATGACAGATGCTATGGAAGATGCTATCAAATCAGGTAGACTCTCTGACGAGATCACTGATGGTTTAGAGAAGGCTCAATCATTCCTTGATGGCTTATGGGCAGAAGGGTACTTTGACTAATGAAAGTTAGAATCAGTCTTGAACAAACCATAGACCTAGAAGATGCTATGTCTAATGATATAGGGTTTGAACTATACGGTCCACCTGATATGAGCACGGAAGATAAAGTAGATTATCTAATGGCTCGATTTGCTGAGGACATAGATACTATGGTAAAGTATGATGAAGTCTTAGGTAACATCTCAGTAGAATACATAGAGGACTAATGAACATTCAATCCCGTGAAATTACATACCGTCAAATTGTTGAGCAAATCTTCTTTGAGGACGGAACAGAGTTAGTAGTAACAACTGGCTGGCCTGAAGGCGGTGGAGATTTAGATATTAAATTAGATTGGGTAGAAGGCGAAGAGCCTGAGTGGGCAAAGGAGTATGTTCATAATGTGGACTAAGTATGATTATCTATGTACTGATTGTGATGCATTGATTGAAATAACTACCCTGGTTGATATCAGAGAGTGGAGAGGCTGGTGCTCTTGTGGATCTGCTAATATAATTAATATTGGTGTATCAGATGGCAATGCTCCCATTATTACTGATGTGAGCAAGGTCACACCCGTAGAAGTTGTAAAAATCAACACGAACCCGTATAATTAATACTATGGACGACTTAAAAACATTCGAAGAATATGTAAGACTACACCTGCTGTCCTTGGAGCAAGACTCTGAGGAACTACAAGCCAAAATGGATAACTATTCTAACTATGAGGACGATGAGTATCGTGAGTTAGAGATAGAAGATATCTCCACCAATGGGCAGATACTTGCCTGCTACCACTTCTTGTCAGTGCTAGAGGCTACAATAGACTAATGACAACACAACTAGACCCACGACTACAGAAACTAATCGACCTAGGGGAGTCAGGAACTGACATCCTACACGGTGAACTCAAGAACCTAATGCTTGAGGCTGAAACAGAATACCTTGAAATTGAGAAGGAAGAGCGAGAGGGTGACTACTCTGACGCAATGCTTTCTATGGACCGCACACGAGCAGAGGGAAGGCTTGACGCACTTGGTGAAGTCTATGCCCTTACCTATCAACTAGCATTTGCTATCAGTGATAGGACTAAAACTAATGGATAACTTTATTGAAATGGATTTTGATGATTGGTGTGAGCAATACAAACCAATCGTTAATCATATAGACAATAATGCCTCCTTTGACAATGGAGATGGTGGCCTCATGTTTGAAACCTATGGTGATGAGGTAGAGTTTGTTAAGTCTCAATCCCCTGACAAAATTTGGATGTATGGTGATGGAGACGACGGGGCTGGATACCTGTGGAGCGGCTGGGGATTTGTTAATCGAATAGGATACTTTATCACTGAGGTACCCTGCCCACCTAACACGACCATTCAGGTCTTGGTCAGTCATAACTGGTACTACTGTGAGAACTGCGGTACTGAGATGGAGGACCCTGATAATCTTATTAGAGATGCCTTTGACGAGGCAGACTTGCAAAAATGCCCCCATTGTGCTACACTTGAAGAAATAACCCAAATTAAGGAGACCCAATGATGACATCACAACAAATGCTAGACTTTGTAAATAAACAGATAGGTGATTTAACTAGACTAAGAGATGAACTGCACTCTGAAGGTAGTTATGTTGCAGAAGAATATACTAAAGGGGCTATTGACTCCTATGACATTATGCGTATCAAGTTAGAAGGAAAGGTAGAACTTCTATGAACGAATACAAGGTAGAGATTATCTTTGAGCCAACAGGCGACTACATGACATTTAGATATGAGGCCGAATCAGATAATGAAGAGGACCTCTGCAATGAAATTTTAAACCAACTATCAATTGTCTCTTGGAAGGAAGAAAACTAATGGGAGCCCGTATTAACTATGTATTTAAAGATGTTGAGGATGAAGCCCATGTAGTTCTATATAGCCACTGGGGTGAGACCGAATGGCAGCGGGACCTAGCAATGGCCCTGCAGCATTCAAAGCCTAGGTGGAAAGACTATGCCTACTTCAACCGTATGATGATTAGTTATCTAATGCAAGATTCTATCCTAGAGGAAACAGGTTTTGGAATTTATGCAATCAAGGGCACCAACTTTGAACTGGGTGAAACCACGGTAGTCATCGATGTTGCTAAAGAAACTATCTATGAAGCAGGCAAGGACCTACAGGTTGACTGGCAGTTATTTATTAATGCATATCTACCAAGTTTAGTTGAGCAGATCTAGGGATTGGGTCCTCTAGATTAATCGGGTGGAGGGGGCAAGCATGGGGCTTGCTCTTTCCCCCACTTTTTGGTACAATGGATACAAGGGAGAACTATGCGTATAAGCAGGCGAGTCACAGAGGAAGAAAAGGTTGCCATGAAATTGGGCAACATGGTTTCTGACCTCAGAGTTGATTTGGAATTAGTCGGGGAATACTTGGCAAAGTCCCAACCCTATGTCGTGTATAATAGATTACAGGTAATAGCAGAGTCAGCCAAAGAAACTAAGGAAGGTACAAATTATGCCCACAACAACTTTTGAGAACAAGGCTTTAATCTTGGGTCAGGTTTGGTTAGGATTAAAAAGTGATACTGAGTGGCACGATTTCATTTGGTATAACGATGTAGGTTTGCCACTTGCGTTTGCATTTTCAGAACAAATAATTAACCACACGATTGAGTTAGAAAAATACATCAATGAAACATTTGACTTATTGTTAGAGGCTATGGAACTTGAGGACATCGGGTTTGAGGACCTTGAGCATGTATTTGACTATCAAGACAATCAGGAGTAAAATGACCCGAAAGGGCACGTGCCATACTTTTATCAATTTGTCAAACCATCAAACCTCATTTCCAAAAGACATTACGATCCAAACCATAATTTCCCCAAACCAGGACATTACGAACCCCTAAAACTTTCCCCCTGCTGAACTTATACCATAGGTTTTAAGGTTTGTCAAACCATGTTATAATTGTATTATGCCTAGAGATCATTTTGCAGCCATGTATAGAAGCAATTCACATCGCCATGATACCCCTCATGCATCATATGGGTTTGATGAAGCAATGGGTGCTTTAACTGGTATGTTGTATTCTATTGTTACTCTTAAGTGCTTCTTTCCTTCTGCTCCCCCGAAACAAATGAATCATTATCCTGTTAAGGACGCTGCAAGCGGGGACCTAAAGTATACACAATTAACCCTATGGTAAATAACAAACCATTTGTCCAAAGTTTCTAGAAAAACCATAATAGTTTATTTAAATAACATTACGATATTGGCAAATTTCTCCCTGGTTTTGGGAGATTTTTTTTGCATAAAATGGGCTTGACAAACCTTACAAACTAGGATATAATGCCCAAACCATGCATATTAAGGTTTGACAGATATGAAGGTTTGTGATACAATCCCGCTATGAAGGTTTGCCAGATATAAAGGTTTGAGGTTTGAGATTACGAACGCCTCTCTAAAAGCGCTCCAATCTCCACTATCCTCCACTTCACTCCACTTCTACCTTGTCTAATAATATTATCAGTAAGATTAATCTGTGGATAAACCTGTGGATAACTGTTCATCTTGATGTGATATGATAGGGTGATGACAACAATACTTCTAATTCTAATCGTCTGGTATGCCACTAAGGTATATTACACAAAGAACCTTAAACTCTCAATGCCTACTTCAGACCCATCTATGGTTCATGCCAATTGTGCTAAGTGTGCTCAAACCATCTACACCCATAGAGATCACCTTCGTGCCCCATTCTATTGTTTGGCATGTAAGTAATGCTAAACATCCTATGCTTTAACTGTGGTGGTATGTACCAAGTACCTTATGGGGTATCAAACCCTACATCCAAGTGTCCAAAATGCAACGGCAAATAAAGATTACGATACATCATATATTTCCCCACCTGTGGATAACTTTAAGGTTTTTGGATAACAATCAATAGATCATTTGGTGTATGTGTGGCTCTGGTATCAAAAACGGTATATGAATAACCTTCAACTCTTTGGCATATCTGACTCAATTGGCTATCGTCTAAAACATCCTCTATAAAATACTTTCCGCCACTCTTGAGTTTAGGCCAATATATATTAAAGGTTTTGATAATACTTGTGGCATCATGCATAGCGTCATCTATGATATAGTCAAACATTTCATCTTTAAAAGGACAATCAGCCTCTATCTGTGAGTCTACAGGTAGTATTGTATATAGGGGGGAAAGTGCTTCTTCTGGTACTATACCGCCGAACATTGGGTAGTTGTCTATTCCGTAGATAATAGGGTTATTAAACCACATAGACCATAGTTTTAGTGATCCACCCATCCAAACCCCTATTTCTAAAAGCGTGACATTGTCTAGTTTGTCCATTTCTTTTTCATATGAAACTAGATAGTTGTGTGCTGCACCCTTATCTGTTAAAGGTCCACTGTTCATATTGAGTTCATGCAGGTTCATCGTATTAGTATATCATGTACAAGGATGACTGCCTTGACATCCCCCGCAATTTGTGAGATAATGGTTTTATGACAGATATAGATGAGTTTATGAAGGACCCTTGGAAAAAGTTCAATGAGATGAGAAACACACCACACGAATGTGATTACGACTACAGGATAGATTCCTCTGGCAAGATGTTCTTCGAGATATGTAAACTATGCCTTGACACTAAAGGTGTAGTTGAGATGGATGACCATGACTAAATGTTATGCTAAAAAGAACAACGGTAAAACCTGCTTTGCAAAGGTAACCGACCATACCCACTTTTGCCACATCCACGATCCTAACGGAAAGTTCAGACAACAACTAAAGCGTAAGGGTATGGGCAAGGATTATGTTGTTAAGTGTGAACATAAGTGGTACATGCGTGAAAAAGGCATTCAGTGTGATAGATGTTTAATGATTTGGGAGAGTGATGAGGATAATAGTCTGTCCAATTTGTAAGAAGGAATGGGATCTTAGATGGGGTATCTTTGGACATGACTCCCTTGCTAGGCATATGAAGGCTACTCACCAATAGTGCCCGTATAGGGCATATGAAGGTTTGTTAACCTCTATTTTGCGCCGAACTTTAAAGACTTGACAAATTTTTCGCCGAATGATATGATGTAGGTATGAATACTATGAAAGTAAAAGTTGAGATCAATCCTGCTACTGGCCAATGGAGATATTACGATTCTGTCATACAACAATACTCATCAGAAGAATGGCCAACCAAGAAGAAAGCCTTTGCTATGTCAAATAAATATTACGATGTGATGTATAAGCCATGACATGTACAAAGTATGGGTGCGACTATCAATTAGACCTTGATGGGCAAGTAACCTGTGCTGTCTGTGGGGCTATGGATGATGATATCCAGCCTGTGGATATCTTTGAAACACAAACAGACTTTGAATAATGATATAATAATCCAATGCATAGACTAGAATCATCATATAACAAGTTTATGGGCTATAAGGTAGCCTGTACCAAATGTGATCAACTATATTTTAAACAAGATGATGAACCATTTATATGCCTTACCTGTCTATCAGATACCTAGTGTATTACCAATATAATTAATGGTTTAGGTGTATAATGAATTGTGAACTTTTATTTTTTTGATCAAGTAGCCAGCACCTCATTGAGTGTTATTTCAAAAGAATTAGATGAGTCTGGGTTTTACGGGATTCTAGTTCCATACTCTGTTGGTGAAAGCAACCATTTCATAGAAACAGCAAGAGCACTAAGTACAGAACAAAAACTAAAATATATTATTGGTGTAAGACCACATACTATTTCTCCACAATATCTGGCTATGATGGTTAAATCTATTAATGATATAGACCCAGATAGGGTGTGGATCAATTTTGTGGCAGGCTTCATTAGAGAAGACGAACTTGCGTCAGGCGGAACAATGTTTCCAGAAGATTTTGAAAAATCTTTTCAAGACAGAAAAGAATATATGGCTAAATATATACCCATCTTTAAAAGTTTTTGTCAAGACAAAAGAATAAGTATGAAAATATGCATGACTGGAATGACGGAAGAAGTATTTTCTTTAGTTGAACAATATGCAGACTATAACATTGCAGCATTTGAACCATACAAAAGAGCAAATGGATTTAGAGAAATCATTAAGCCAAGGATTATCTCTATATGCCCTATCATTGAAGAAAATAAAGAAAATTTCCTTATTCTAAAAAATCAAAAAAACTTACCACAAGATGCTCTTTTAACAACAACAGATGAACTAATGAACTTGGTTTCTAGTCTTAAAGAAAAAGGAATAAATGATATTATATTTTTCACTCATGGCACCAACCACAAAGAACATGATATTGAGAAATACAAGATCATTAACTTTGTAAAGAAATATAAAGAAATATAATTTAACTCAGCCATAACATGATTACCTAATTTATGCTATACTGAAAATCCCTTTCAGGTTCCTATAATGGTAGTAGAGCGGTTTCCGAAACCGATAACGAAGGTCCGATTCCTTCACTTGAAGCCTATGAATGGTACAATAAATGTATGACACACTCATTTCCTAAAATTATTTGGCAAACACATAACCACAAACAAAGTCAGATGCCTGATCACTTGAAAGCAATCTCCTCTTACTGGATAAACCTTAACCCTGGTTGGGAATATAGGTATGTCAACCAAGTAGAAAGAGAAAAAACTGTCAGAAAGTATCCTATTGTATATGAAATGTATCAATATCAACTGCCAGTAATTCAGTCAGATATCTGGAGATTTATAACTTTATATGAAAATGGTGGTTGTTATGCAGATATGGATTCAATTCCCGCAATGCCTCTTGACTATATGATAGAAAAGATAGGTGGAGATCCTGAGATAATAACAGTTCCAATGCATAATGGAATGGGCAATACGCATAACTTTTTAGCCAAGAAGAACTCTCCAATACTAAAAGGTGTAGTAGACAGCATGGACGAATGGTCAGTAACTTTTTTTGATAGGATGCAACCTTTTTCTTCTTTTATTACAAAGGTGTACTCTCCTGAAAACTATGACAGTGTATCTCAACTTTTTGAGGCTATTCATTCACTAGACTTTAAAAAAAGATTTATTACAAGCAAACAATCAATAGATAACTATGGAACGATAATGAAATATGAAGATTTTGTTAAAGAAAATAATCTTGAATTAATATATAGATTTGAAGATAAGTAAAGATTACGATAGGTCCTTTATAGCCCTATTGACCATACGGATCAAACCTCGTCTAGTCACTTTAGATGCATCAAATGTCTCCGTATAACCCCCTTGTGGCATATCTTTCTTATCAAGGAAATGCCCATACTTCTTAGTGAGGATTTGTACTACTAGGGATTCTATTGATCTTGCTTTATCCCGTTCAGAAAACCACCAATACTTGATAAGTATCCAGCCTTTAGTCCTGTGGGCTGCGAACCTTCTGCCTGAGACATCTGATATTCCTATCTTAACAGCCTTGTGTCGTGGGCTATAGAGTATATATAGTAGGGTCATATTATTGTTTGAGTATATCATGATATATGGTATACTAGTTTTATGACTACAGAACTAGAAACATACGCAAACGGAAGACTTCTTGTCCCTAATGGACACTTTGGAGACTCTGATGATGCAACACTTATCACCGTTATTGAAGACTTTATTGATGCAGAAGACCTAGAATTGGTTTATGAATATGCAAAGACTGCTAATATGGACTATGAAGGTGGACTAAAAGGAAAAATGAAAGATAGAGTTCATACTTTTGAAAAATTTCAAACTGATAGCCCAACTCTTTTTCAACTTTTTAAAGAAAATTATTTCTTAGAAATAAAAAATATTCTTGAGGAAAAATATGGTCTTGAATTAACTGAGGCATTTAAATGTACAGAACTTCATAAGCCTTTGTCAGAAAGCCAAGAAGATAAATTAGCATACATGAAAATATCTTCTACCTGTGGTTGCAAGTCAGAAATAAATCCATATATTGTGGCGTGGACTGAAGGAACTGATCAACAAGAACATAAAGATGGTAGCGACTTTACAGCAATAATTTATTTAAACGATGATTATCAAGGCGGAGAGTTAAACTTTCCTGAATCAGAATTAAATATTAATCCACCTGCTGGATCATTAATTGTATGGCCAGGCTATCTAACTCATGGCGTAAGCCCAGTGGTTTCTGGAACAAGATACACAATGCCAATATTCCTTAAGGCAATATCTGTATTGTCTGAGTAATTATATGAAAACACAAAAATGTTTCTTTTGTGATAAAGATGCAACACACTATGATGTTGTTGTAGACCATGCTGACTTTATAGTTGCAGATGTTTGTTTTAATCATCTATCAATGGGTCTTATATCGTAGCAATGAACAAAAGAATACTTAAAGATGAGTCAGAGGTTGACTCTTTTGATAAACCAGTAGATTTAGTCATTCACACCAAAGCACCTGGAAAATGGAAACTGACTGATTTAGAAACAGGTGAAGAATATCTTGGATCTGAAATAGGCACTGACTTTGCAGAAACATTAAGAGAGAAAGTTAAAATAAATAAGATAGGCACTTGGGTAAAAACCAAGGGCAAGCAACTTGACTAAACCCTGACTTTAAGGTATACTGAATATATGAACCAATTTATGGAAAACTATGCCTCATGGGTGCTTGCCGTCATAGGAGTCTCAGGTATATTTTTTGTTGGCCGTAAAAATTTTCTTGGCTGGTACATTCTTTTATTCAATGAAACTTTGTGGATAGTTTATGCTGTTGCTACTAAACAGTATGGGTTTATATTCTCTGCTCTCGCATATGCAGCAGTATATGTTCAATCACATAGACACTGGAAGGCTTTAGATTCAGAAAAGTTATCTTGGAGGAGTTTTGCCAAGTTGGTCTGGGACCGCAATGATTAACATGGAGATTCCTGATCCATTCCAAACCTTTGTAGCGAAGAAATATGCTAACGCTAAAGGATATGTTCATGACTTCTTTACTGGTGAATGGTCTTATAGATGTTTAACTTGTAAAGAAGATATGTCTGCTCCATCCCGCAAAATTATGACAAAGATTAGATTGTTTCACACACGCAACGAGTGTCTTGGAGGATACTAATGAATGAACTATTCTGGTATAGCCGTCAACTAAGAGAAGCCGTATCTACTACTGGTATGGAAAATGGCTGGAATGATGCCAAGTGCAAAGAAGTATTTGATAAACTTATGGACAAGTATTTAATATCTAAGGGGTTAAAATGAAAATAGGACCATATACATTACGCAAACCATGGGTTAAGTATGTTAACCTTGAGTTAGATCTTGAACAACAATTGATG